TGCAACTGGGCAAGGTTTTGTCCTCACCGCAGGAGAGTTGTACCGTACTCCCGAACAGCAAGAACTCTACGTAAAGACCGGGCGCAGTCAGACGATGAACTCGTTGCACTTAAAGCGTTTGGCAGTGGACTTCAACATCTTCAAAGACGGCAAACTCGTTGGCGACAAGGCCACACTTGCCCCTCTGGGTGCCTATTGGGAAACGCTCAACCCTCTTAATTCGTGGGGTGGGAACGGCAAGAAGTTGGTGGACTGCCCACACTTCAGCCGAGGCCAAGGCAAACCGGAGTGGGCAAGGGTGACCTGATATGCCATTAAAAAAGATTGTCCTCAAACCCGGTGTCAACCGCGAGAACACCCGGTACACCAACGAGAACGGTTGGTACGACTCGGACAAGGTGCGGTTTCGTCAAGGCACGCCCGAGAAGATCGGTGGCTGGGTGCGGGTATCTGCCAACACGTTTTTGGGCACTTGCCGCTCACTATGGACGTGGGTAACGCTTGGCTCTGAAAAGCTCATTGGTGTTGGCACCAATCTCAAGTTCTACATCTCAAGCGGCGGCGCGTACTTTGACTCAACCCCGTACGACTTTGTGCATGCACTGGGTGCCAATCCGTTCACAACCAATACTACGACCAACATCACGATTGGTGGTGTAGCGTACACCACAGTGACTGTTGCAGATGCCACTGGCGGCTATGCGGTTAACAATTACGTTGACTTCTACAACGCGCCCACAGTTCGTGGTGTTGTGCTTACGGGCAGTTTTTTAATCGTTACTGCTACGGTAGGTAGTTACACAATCCTTGTGCCCGGTACAGCCGCATCTTCTGGTACAGGGGGCGGCACAGGTGTGTACGCTTTCTATGAGATTGATACTGGCCCTGAATTTGCTGTTCCGCTTACTGGTTGGGGCGCTGGCGCTTGGGGTTCTGGTACTTGGGGTGTTGGCGTCACGGGCACCGACCCCGTGCGTTTGTGGAGCCAGTCTAACTTTGGTGAAGACTTAATCTTCGGCCCTCGTGGGGGTGGAATTTACTATTGGGATGCTACAACAGGCTACCGCACAACCACGGTCACAATCACAATTGCAAGCCCCGGTGTGGTGACGTTTGCCGTTGCATTGCCTGATAATACGGCTGTTCAATTATTGACCACTGGCGCACTACCAACAGGTCTGGTTCCCGGCACTGTGTACTATGTAATCAACGCCAGCGGCACTACATGTAATCTTTCAGCAACCGCTGGTGGTTCGGCTATCACGACCACAGGCACACAATCTGGTACGCACTATTTGTCAACTCGCGGTATCAACGTAGCCAACCTCGCTTACGCTACTGATGTGCCGATCAAGCAAAACTTCATCACCATCTCAGACATCAACCGATTTGTGTTTTGTTTGGGGTGCACTGAATATGGCTCCTCGACGTTCAACCCCATGCTGATTCGCTGGGCTGACCAAGAGTCTGTAACGGACTGGACGCCGAGCGCTACGAATCAAGCTGGATTTTTGCAACTCTCGCACGGCTCGCAGATCGTGACTGCTCTCCAATCTCGTCAAGAGATTTTGGTGTGGACGGATTCAACGATTTATTCGTTGCAGTACGTGGGTGCTCCGGTTGTGTGGAAGGGTGACCTCGTTGGTGACAACATTTCTATCGCTGGGGAGAATGCCGTGGCTTACGCCAACGGTATCTCTTACTGGATGGGCGTGGACAAGTTTTACAAGTACGATGGACGCACGCAGACCATGCGTTGTGACTTACGCCAATACATCTTTAACGACATCAATGCTTCGCAGTTTGATCAAGTGTACGCAGGTACAAATGAGGGTTTTAACGAAGTCTGGTGGTTCTATTGCTCGGCGGATTCTGAACAGATTGACCGCTACGTGATTTACAACTACCTTGAAGACATCTGGTACTACGGCAACATGGCACGCACTGCGTGGCTGGATTCTGCTTTGTCTACTACCCCCCTTGCCGCTACATACCTCAACAACTTGGTAAACCACGAGACTGGCTATGACGATGACGCATCGGGCACGATTGCGCCGATTGAAGCGTTTATTACCTCGGCACAGTTTGACATTGACGATGGTGATAAGTTCATGTTCATCTACCGCATGTTGCCTGACGTGACGTTCCGTAACTCGACCGCTGCAAGTCCTTCGATCACCATGACGCTGTACCCGTTGCAGAACTCAGGTTCTGGTTATAACGACCCACTCTCTGTGGGTGGCTCTAACTTTGCTGGTGTCACGCGCACCGCTACGGTTCCTGTTGAGGAATTTACTGGACAGGTATTTGTACGTATTCGTGGTCGTCAATTAGCAATCAAGGTATCGTCGGAAGCGTTGGGCGTTGCATGGCAACTTGGCTCCCCCCGTATTGACATTAAGGCCGATGGTCGCCGAGGTAACTCATGAGCCGCAACCTGCTTAACCAAGTAGCCCCGCCAGCACTGCCACTGGCGCGGGATCAGTACGACCGCCCGTACCAAGATCAACTGAACAACATCTTGAAGCTGTACTTTGTGCAGTTGAACGCCGCTGTTAACTTGCTACAAGTACCCCCTACGTACCTCGTAGCAGACCTGCCGAGCGCGGCAGATTCAGGAGTAGGGGCAAGATCATTCGTAACCAATGCAAGCGGCCCTACGTTTGGTTCCGTAGTTGTGGGCGGCGGAGCGGTTAAAGTACCCGTTTATTCAGACGGAACCAATTGGAGGGTGGGATGAAACCGCATCACGTTAACAGTAAACAGCACATGCTATCTAACACTGACATTATGTTAGTAGCCGCGCATGACCATCCAGAAACTGCAAAGGAAAACTACAAACAGGCAGGAAGCCCAAAACAGACCACGCCTAAGATGTTGCTTTTTACTATTTTTAGTACATTGTTCACCCAGCCAAACGTTATTCGACTGAGGGAGGGTAACACCTTATTTACCATAACTGCGGGCGAAAAAGGCGCATTGTTTATGATGTTTGATGCTGATACGCCAAACAATACGATTAATAACATTACCGTTACTTGCGAAGCTGCACGTAAAATGGGTTTTAAAAAGTTAGTGGCCCCAGTAGAAAACGACATGGTTAAAAAAATGTCTAAGAGGGCTTTTGAGAAAAACAAAAAAGCTGGAGATAAATACAGTGTAGATGGGGATTTAGTCACATTGGAGTTTGGAAATGCCTAAGGCAGTAGAACAAGTTCTTAATAAAGCAGCAGATACTGTTGGTAAGGCTCTTACCCAGACTACTAAACTCGTAAACAACATTATTCAAAACCCTATGCCCGTCGTTACGATGGTGGCATTAACTTGGGCGCTTGGCCCTGCTGGGCTTACTCAAGCTGGGATAGTTAGTTCTACAGCGGGGGCTGCTGCGTTGGCTTCTGGTGCTATTGCTGCATCCCAAGGAAAAAATATAGGGCAGATTGCTCAAAGTGCTCTGTTGGCTTACGGCGGTAGCAATTTTGCGAGCTACACCGGTGCTGGAGATTTTACATCCGCAGTTGGAAACAGCATTGGCGGTACTGCGGGTTCAGCAGTTGCATCTGGATTAAACAACGCCATGTTTAATTCCACCGTTGCTTTGCTTGGCGGTAAAGATGTAGGTCAAGCGTTTGGTGCTGGATTCATAGGCGGTGCTGCTGGTTCTCTTGCTGGCTCTGCTGCTAACTCTGAAGTAGGAAAAAGTTTCTTTGGAAATGTAAAGGATTCATTCGGTCTAAACGATAGCCAAATGAAATATTTCCAAGGTGCCGCAACCGCAATGGGTACCGCCACTTTGTCAGGGCAAGACCCACAAGTTGCACTTACAAACTACGTAGCCCGGAACATTACTGATATAGGCAAAAAAGAACTTGGCAAACAATTTACTACCGCAAAAGATTCTTTCCTAGCAGCAAAAAATACTTTAGAAGAAGAAGCAACAGGTCAACAAAAAATTGTTGATGAAAGAAACGCGCTATATGAAAAAGCAAAACCCGACCTTGAGAGGTATACAAACCTAGCAACTGAATATCGTGGAGCGGTAGATAAACTAACAAGTGCGTCAGACTATATAAATAACAATCGTGGCGGGTATGACGAGGCCATGATGTTTTATAACGGTGATAAAGCCACATACGCAAAAAAATATGGGATGGTATTGGATAATGAAGGCAACCTTGGAACTATAGGTTGGGACATGGACAGCGGCATAACATTTTCCAGAAGTGATGTCAACGATTCATTTGGCCCGTCACAATCTAATATTGAGCGCGTAAATGCAGAGGCCAACAAACTAAAACCCTACACAGATGTTATAGATAAATACCGTCCTACCATTGAAACGCTTCAACCCAAACTTAAAGAACTAAGCACTGAGATAGTTGATTACACTACAAAACTTAATGCTTTTGATGAAAAAATTAAAAATGGCAATATCAAGATTACGGAGCTAACCAACAAATTTGCTGATACCGCTACAACGTTTGACACTGCATCTAAGTCTATTGGGGACAAACTTGTAGAGATTTCTACTAAGGACGTGATTTCTACAAGATTTAAAGAAGAAACGGGGCGCGACCCCACCGAAAAAGAATTGTCCGATTTGTATGGGATTGTTGGCAAAGATGCCGAGGTGTCTACAACAGTTGCAGAAGCAAATACGTATCTAGACCCTCGTTACGTAACAACTAGCGAGGCTAGAACTCAATTTCAAGACACTTACGGGTATACACCTACTGATAGTGAGCTTGCTCAATTTGTAGGTCAGCGCGATCAGGCTAGCACGTACACTGACATCGGTGCATATGTAGACCCTCGTCAAGTAACAACTAGCGAGGCTAGAACTCAATTTCAAGACACTTACGGGTATACACCTACTGATAGTGAGCTTGCTCAATTTGTAGGTCAACGCGATCAGGCTAGCACATACACCGACATCGGTGCGTATGTTGATCCACGGCAAGTAACAACTAGCGAGGCTAGAACTCAATTCCTAGACACTTACGGGTATACACCTACTGATAGTGAGCTTGCGCAATTCGTAGGTCAACGCGATCAAGCTAGCACGTACACTGACATTGGCGCGTACGTTGACCCACGGCAGGTAACGGCTGATGAGTTTGCAGGTTTTGCAGCGGGTGAAAATTACTTCTACGATCCAACAGATGAGGACTTTCTTGGTCAGTATTTAGGTCAGCGAGACGAAGCCACAACCGCCGATGCGTTCCGCGCTTACGCTGATCCATTAGCTACGACCAACCAAGAAGCTCTTGATATTTATAAACAGCAGTACGCTGACATCATGGGGGTTGACCCTACCGATGTTTCAGATGCAACCGTACTTAGATTTATGGGTGGATCGGGGAATACTGCGGAGGATATGTACACGTCAAGTGTTCAGAATCAGTTCTCCCGAGACCTTGGATTTGAAGACTACGCCGACCGTGTTTACGCGCAGGAATCTCTTGGTGCGGAACGCCCCGATGCAGAAGAATGGGGCCAGTTCAAAGGTACTTCGGGAATTGTGGGGTTAGAAGACTCGGATATTACCCCCGTGCAGTTTGCCTCAACTAACAAGGCTCTTTCGTTTTTACCCCAATCCGAGGGTGCTGACTTTGCCGAGCAAGCCACTGAAGATCAACAAGTTGCTACAACCAAACAGACGGCTGATCAGCAGTTTGACCCCGCCCAGTTCGGCAGCCTATTTGCTGACAGCCAAACATCTTCTAATATGTTCGGCTCACCAACCCCGGTTGATTTAGATGTAGCCGCCACCGATGTGGCTGATGTGACTTCGGACATCCCCAGTGTGCAGACTGCCGCTTTTGAAGCTCCAGTCGAGGATACTCAGCTTTCTACTGCACCGACTGACCTGATGGCGTCGGATTTTGGTGTCGCCGCCGCGCCTGTGGATACTTCGCCTGTCTACTCGATGATGAATTACGGCAGGGATCAAGGCGTTCAAACTGCCGCCTACCAGCCGTCTAACGTCATGTCTGACTCGGGCGTAGGTGATATTGGGCTGCGTAGCCTTGTAACGACTCAGCAGGGCGGTACGTCTGGCATTGCTGATGACTCGGGAATTGCCTCGTTGACTGACAGAAATCTGACAGAAACAACCAAGCCTGACCTTGAGGCTCTGACAAAAGGTAGCGCAACTTACAGCGCGTTGACAGATCAAGACCCAACCAAGACAATTGCAGGTAGTATTTTGGATGATGAATCCGGTGATGTTCGGGGCGGTATCCAGTCAGGTGCGTTGTACTCCGGTGCAGAAGATGAGTTCGGCGCGTCCGATACGCTTACTGCCAAGTATCTCAATAAGCCTACTGAAGAAACAAAGGCGGCAGAAGATGTTGGAATTACAAGAGGTCTTGGTACAGGCAACGATACATACACGTATGCAGAGCCACGCCCAACCAACGAGATTCTTAGAGATTCGGGCACCAGTGCAGATGCTGACGAGTTGGATCAGTTCTTGTCTCCACTGCGTACAGAGAAAACCACGTTACCCGTCAGCCAAGAACCTGCGCGTGTAACATCTAACTTGGAGAACAATATGGATGAAGAATATTTTGATGCACTCTCTCAAGAGGACGCTGACATGGGTCGGGCTATGCTTGAGTATATGAACAACGGCGGTGCAGGTGCAGTTGAACCACTTTTGACTCCTGATGGTGTCGATGAGAGTTTTCTTGACCGTTTGTCCCCTGCGGATCGTGAGCGTTACCTTGCCATGCAAGACCCTAACTACATTAATCCGTTAGAAGGTTTAGCACCGCAAGACCTAGGTATTTCACAGCAGAACATTGACTCGTTTAATCAAAACTTCAACCCCGCTGGTGGTTTTAGCAGTGGTTGGCAAACTGTTGGTACCGACCGTATCATGATCAATGACGACGGCACGGGTACTGGTCTGAATGAAAACGGCGGGAGTTATGCACTGTCTGCCGAAGAAGTTCGCTCCATGATCAGCAAAGGCATACTTAACACCGCTCAATCAGGGTACGGTGCAGCAACTCGCGGTATGGCTAGACCTGCAAACACAAGTACCAACAGGTTTACAGATAGCCTACTTACCCCTAAAACAGCGGCAATGTTTGCAGGTGCGGCAATGGGCGCGGCTGGCGGTGCTAGAGGTATTGACCCCCGAGGTCTGCGTTCTATTGCCACTGGTACGGGCGCAGAGCGTGTTCAAACAGGTGCCAAAGGTACTGGCGGTAGAGGTGGCGTACGTTACTTTGAAAAAAAGGCCGCTGGCGGTTCCATTGATGGTTACGCTGGCGGTGGTGGCCTTGGCTATCTCAAGTCTGCCCATGATGGCATGGAAGACAAAATCAATGCAACCATCGACAACAAGCGCCCCGCTAAATTAAGTGGCGGTGAGTTCGTAGTCCCTGCTGATGTGGTTTCCCACCTTGGTAACGGGAACTCGGAAGCGGGTGCCAAACAACTGTATGCTCTGATGGAGCGCGTTCGTAAGGCACGTACTGGTACTGCTGAACAAGGCAAGCAGATTAACCCAAAAAAGTACTTGCCTAAATAAGGAGCAGTCATGGCAACTATTGCAACAGGAACGATTGAGAATACCGTATCAGACTGGGCGGCACCCATCGTAGGGGGTCTGGTAGGCGCTGCGATTGATACCGCTGGGCGGGATTATGATGTTTACGGCGGCAACAAAGTTGCAACTACTTCTGATTTACAAAATCAAGCCTTTACGGGTATTGGCTCACTTGCTACGCCGACCGCAGTAACCAACGCTACAAACGCGCTGGGAAATGTTTACAACAGAGCATCTACGCAACCTGCGTATGCTGGTGCCACGTTTGGTAATCAGTTCACCGCCCCCGGCGCGTACTCACCTACTACACAAGGTAACACGTATGGTGGTGTTGGGGCATATACCCCCGCTACGGCTTCCAACCAGTTTGGTGGTGTGACTGACTTTCAAGCAGGGCAGTTCTCGTCAGGATTTAACGCACCCCAAGCCTATACAGGCGGTACCTTCAATGCGGGTACTGTGTCTGCTGGTCTGGGTGCACCCGGTAGCGTTGAAAGCTACATGAACCCGTACTTGCAAAACGTAGTGGACGTTCAAGCGCGTGAGGCTCGTCGCCAAGCTGACATCCAACGTGCGCAAGATGCACGTAAATTTCAAGGTGCCTTTGGTGGTGGACGCCAAGCCCTGTACAACGCCGAGAACGTGCGCAACGTCAACCAACAGATTGGTGACATCCAAGCCA